AGAGGATTGTTGTTGTTGTTTAGTTTCTCTCAAAAACTATTACTTCATCATCGATACAGATGAGCTCAAAATCATCATCTTTGTCGTCGATAAAGAGGGGCTCAGCATTAAGCTCAGCCCTCTCACTTACTACGTCGGTTAAGTCTACAACGTCGGTTGTAGTGTCACCAATGTCGACACTATTGAGCTCAGCTTGAGCACCAATCTCGTCGATATTGTTTGCTACCTCGATACAGTAGCCGATAAACTCCCTTACTGGGTCTTTGTCGTCGGTAAAGCCCATTAAGCCCTGGAGCTCCGTTACTATATCGTCGGCTATAGTGATTCCTGCCTCGTCGATAAACTCGTTACAGTAGGCTGGGTCAATCTGGCTAATGCCGTCGGTATTAGTGCCAAACTCGGTTACATTGAGCACCAAATCCCTTATACCGTCGGCATAAGAGCTCTGGAGGAACTCGATAGCGTTGTTTGCACTGTCATTGTCGTTACGTAATGTTGTATTTTTCATTGTCTTTTTTTTCCTTTTTTGAGACGTTACGTTACCCCTCAGGGTCTCCCTCGAGGTGTCTCGGTTTGTCCTCGAGAGGTATATAAACGTATGGAGACTTTTGGAACTTGTCAAGCATTTTTTTCTTTATCGTCGGTAAAGGAGGGTTGGTTTCTAGCCAGCTAGAGGGTAAAATAGAGGTAGATAGGTGCTCAAAAAAAATGTCTGAGCACTTAAAAAACCGACTAGTTGGTCGGTTTAACTGATAGCTGTAAGTCCTGATATTGCTAACCCTCTGAGGGTGCTCAACTAAACTTTTCTAACGTAATCTAGGCGAGGGGGGGCACTTGCACGCAAAAAAAGAGAAGCACACATAGTTACGTTATTTTTTAGGTTTTACTAGGTCTCTGTAAGTATTGATATTGCTAGAGTTAGAAATTCTGATAACTATATAACTATACTAGCTAGTAGGTTGGTGTAGTTATCCTAACTAAAGTTAATCATAAAAATAACTGATGTCAAGACCTTTATATTCCGTTATTACATAAAAATTAAAAAAAAATATTGACAACAATTAATAATAGTGTATAAACTACAGTATGGCAATACCAAAAAAACAAAAGCCGACCAAAAAGGATTTAGTTTACAATATAGCTCTCTTAAGACAAGAAATGTTCAGAGTAACAGAAAAATTTATGTTACTTGAGTCAGTCATATATAAATATATAGAAATGAAGAAAGACACCGATAATTTTAATAAATATTTACAAAATGAACTGGAGAACAGAGAAAATGAAAAAGAAGCTAAAGATTCCTGATAGTCCCTTTGACCTAGAGATAAATGACCACAACTATACGGTGCGTTTTATTGAAGGACGTAAAGCTGAGTATGGTAGCGATGACGCTGAAATACTTGGTGCTATATCTATGCGTAATTGTGATATAATTATAGAAAAAGATATGGTAGACTCAAAAATACTAGAAGTGCTTATACACGAAGTGCTACACGGTATTACCTATGGAACAAGCCTAGGATTAACAGAAACACAAGTACAAGTATTAGCCAATTCGTTATATAGGCTAAATTTTGGAGAATACTTATGGACACGTATGGGAGGAGAATATGATTCCTAATTATGACGCTATAGTTAAATCAGCTAAGCTATTATGTGACAGTAAGAACGTCGATTATGCTCAGCTAGAAGAACCATTTAGTAATTTTGAAATGGTAGAGTCTTTGAAGATATGTAATACAAGTACAGGTATACTTGTTCGTATATCAGATAAGATTGCAAGAATAGCAAACTTACTAGAAAGAAATGGTGAAGCTGCTGTTGTAGAAGAAAAAGTAGAAGACACTATGTTGGATTTAATAAATTATAGTATAATTTTATTAAGCTACTATATGTACAATAAGGATTACGATGATAGTACCAGGTAAAATATTAGAACATAATACAAAAAAAAGAAAAATTAACTTACATTGTCTTACAGATGTGCACGTTGGTAGTAAATCTTTTGATAGGATATTGTTTTTAGAAGCAATCAAAACTATTAAGAACGACCCTAATGCACTTTGGTTTGCAAATGGTGATATGTTAGAGTTTATTCCACCTAACTATCACATACCAGAGGGCGACCAACTGTTTGATAATAACGAACAATACTCACAATACGTAGAAATGATTAGACCAATCATTAATAAATGTATTTTTATGCGTGGAGGTAACCACGATACGCTACGTTCTGTTAGATTAGCAGGTATTGACATAGTAAGAGTAATGTGTGATGACCTAGAAGTGCCTTATTTCCCATTTCCAGGCTACACAGTGCTTAATTATGGTACTAATAGGTTTACATTTGCTAGTGGTCACGGTAAAAGTGGTGCTAAAAACGGAGATATGGAGCTAACAAGACTTAGAAACATATTTCCTGAGGCTGATATGTACTACTTAGGACATAATCACCAGCTTTATGCTAAACCTGTAGACTCTTTTGAGATTATGCAAGACAATGAAGAGGTAAAACGACAATGGTTTGTTAGAGGTGGGTCATTTATAGGCTATGCAGAGTATGCAAGGTATGCTATGTTTGAACCACAGACAAAAGGTTGGGTAGAAGTAAGGTTAAGTGACAAAGACCCAGAGTATATTGTACATCGTAAATGAAAAAAAGAATTGTAAAAGGCAAGGAGCACATCTTATACGATAATATTGACGAAGCCAGGGTGGCTATACCCAATATCATAGTACAAGATGACTGGAGAGAAGCCAAAACAGCTGATTGGATTATTACAGATGACGGAAAGGTTTGTGAAGTTCTAGAATCTGGCACGTTGAACGGTCAACGCTATGTACGCACAGTCGTTGGTATGTTTAGATGTGCTTCTTCTATAAAAATAGAAGGAGATATGCGTGCTAACATATATAACTTCCAAGGTTTGAACTCTAATACAGTTACAAAAAATAGAATAAAGCCTACTAGGCAAGAACATTTGTTTGCAAAGTATGTAATAAAAGGTGACAATGTTATAGATGCTTTTAAAAAAGCATATCCAAAAGCAAAGTCACCTTCTTACATAAAAGAAAAAACTAATATGTTATTAAGAACAGAAAGGGTACAAGAGTTGATAGATAAAGAAATACAAAAATTGTTAGAAGAAACAGATATTAGTCCTAAATATTTATTATTAAAAGCAAAAGAAATCGTTGATAACGAAGAAGGTAGAGATAGCGATAAACTTTCTTCATTAAAAATTTTAATGGAAATATCTGGTATGCTAGGTAAAAAAGAACAAAAAACAGAATCAATCCAGTTGTTTCAAGGGTTTTCACCTGAACAGCTAAGAGTGTTAGAGGGTGGAGATGTCAAAAAAATCGCAGAGCAAACTCGTGAATTGCCTGATGTGCCAGAAGAAGACTGAGTGTGTAAAGAACGCTAGGTTCGCAAACTTTATAAATTATTTCTTTGAAGGTGTTGTAGCAGAAGTAGAACAAGATACATATATGGTTATTGATTGTCCTTGTTTTGCTATCTATGATGAAGATGATGAAATACTTGGAATATCAAAACAATTTGTAAAAGACCACGGAGACGCATAATGACAGTATCAGAAAAAGAACTATTACTACATAAAGCTTCTCAAGATTTAATACTGTTTGGAAAATTATTTTTACCAAATGATTTTTTACATAAATCTGAATCACCACCCTTTCATTATGATTTAGGTAAAAAATTAATTAGCACAAAACCTGGGGCACGTATTTGTAATGTACTACCCAGAGGTTTTGGCAAATCTGTATTAATGAAAGCAGCTATTATGCACAAGTTATGTTTTACATCTAAAGACCAAGCACAGTTTATGGCTTGGGTAGCAGAAGAACAAGGTCAGGCTATTGACCATTTAAAATACATACGTTCACATTTAGAAAACAATGATGCTATAAGATATTACTTTGGTAATCTATGTGGTGGTGATGAAAAACTACGTTGGACAGAAAAAGACTTAGTAACTACAAAAGGACATAGAATAATTGCAAAAGGTACATCACAAAGACTTAGAGGTCGTTCTGAAGTAGATTCTAGATATACTGGTATAATACTTGACGACTTTGAGTCAGAGTTAAATACAAAAACAGCAGACAGAAGAGATGAGATTAAACAATGGATTGTATCTACAGTATACCCAGCATTAGAAGAATCACCAGGAAAAGAAGGTTGGATATGGTTATCAGGTACTATTGTACACTATGACTCTTTCTTGCAGAACATACACGACGGTTACTTAGATTCACAAAAAGCTAAAAAGAAATATCCTTGGGACGTTACTTTTATTAGAGCTATCGAAAATGGTAAAGCAGTATGGAGAGAACAGTTTCCTTTAAAAAAGTTGGAACAAAAAAGACAAGAGTTTATTGAAGCAGGTAAGATAGATAAATTTGCACAAGAGTATCTAAATGATGCTAGAGATGTAGAAAGTGCAACATTTCAAATGGACAGACTACGTTATCATAGACACGAGTTTGTAAACAATAAAGGTTTTGCTTGTCTACGTAATGATACAGAAATCATACCAGTAAACGTTTATATGGGAGTAGACTTAGCACATACAGCTACGAAATCATCTGACTATCAAGTTATTATGATTATGGGTATAGACGCAAATAAAAATAGATATGTAATAGATTATTATCACGATAAGATACCAGCTTTTGATATGCCAGATAAAATATTAGAATATGCAAAAAAATATGCACCTATAAAAAGAGTTGCCGTAGAAACAGTAGGTGCTCAAGAAATGGTACGTGATATGGTAGAACGTATGGCTGTAAGAGAAAAAAGATTATTACCTGGTATTAATAAAGGTGTAAGACCACCACACGGTATTAAAAAAGAAGATAGATTAGAAATGACATTAGGTTCTATAGTAAATGGTAGAAAGTTATTTATAAGAAAAGAACACTCTGAATTAGTAGACGAGTTGTTTCAGTTTCCAAAAGGTAGACACGATGACTTGCTTGACGGATTGTATTATTCAGACTTCTATGCAAAACCACCCAGAACAAAAACTATGGAGATAGATAGCAACGAAAGACCTGATGATTTTATAACTAAAACAAGAAAACAAATAAATTGGGTGACAGGACTAAAAGTATGAGATTTCGAGTAATAAAAGGTGTTAACTTTTTCAGGGGTATGTATAGTATAAAAGAATACATTGACTACTTAAAAAGGGTAGAGGGTTATGCGAACAAAGTAGGGGACAAGTTTTTTCCCTATGATTCGCCTGAAGGTGGATTAAAAACTATAGGGTATGGATATAAAATTAAAACCCTTGAAGAACAAAACACTTTAGAAAAAACAGGATTATCTACAACGGAAGTAGAAGATATACTGCAAGAAGAGGCAGAAAAATCTTACCGAGGTGCTCAAAAATTTTGTGAGCAAAAAAATATAGATTGGGAAAGTATAGATATTAGACTTCAATTTGCATTAGCAGACTATGTCTTTAATGTTGGTAGTCTAAGAAAATTTCCAACTACTGTTAAATGTTTAGCTGCAGGAGATGTTAAAGGTGCAGTAGCAGATGATAAAGGTAGACCAGGCTTTAAAGAATACGAAAGAGTTTACCGTGATAAAAACGGAGTAAGAAAACCACTAGGTAGAAACAAAGAGTTCTACAAAGAGTTTTTAAAACCATATTTAGTTTAGGAGAACAATATGATGTATCAAGATAGATTGGGTTTATTTAAAAAAGGTAAAAAGAAACTAAAAAATAAATTCAAAGAAATCAAAGGAAGATTCAATATAGATTATGCTAATCAACAAATAGATACTTTAAATAGACAACAAGGTACTAATATAGATTTTTTAAGTAGAGAAACTATGCAACTACAAAAAGCTAAAAGAGACGCTAGAGCAAGAAGAAGAGATTTCCGTGGCAATTAGAGAAGACGACAAAGCAAGACTCAATAGAGAAATATTTAGAAAATACGCTGACGCAAGAAAAGACTGGGACGTAAATGCAAGAGAAGCTATAGACTTTACTCTTGGTAATCATTTTACTGCAGAAGAGTCAGAAGTATTACAATCAATAGGACAAGCAGATTTTACGATAGATAGAATATATGCAGCGATAGATAAGTTAAAATCTTTGATGACATCTAGACCTGTAAAGTATGGGATTACAGCACGAGAAGATTCTGATACCAAACTAGCAAATGTTTGGAAGACTCTTTTAGAGTATATATTCGATATATCAGACGGGCAGCATCATTTCAAACAAGCAGTTCACGACTACGCAACTACAGGGTTAGGTTATTTTTATGCGTATATAGAACCAGAAGCTGACTATGGAAGAGGAGAAGTTAAGTTTACACACTTAAATCCTTTTAGGGTATATGTAGACCCTGCATCTAGAGACAGATATTTTCAAGATGCTGCCAGTATAATTATGTCAACTATCTTAACACAAGAACAGTTGATTAATTTATATCCAGACGTACTACCTTTTCTTAAAGACATAGAAACATTTAGTCAACAAGATGTGTACGATGATTACCCTAATTCACAAAATAAAAACACCAACACTGTATTTACTCCAGCTGAAGTAGATTCAAAAGATTATGATATATCTATTACAACTAGATATAGAATACTTGAACGTTTTAGTAAAGTAAGAGTA